GATGAGTCGGTGCGGATGGTGTTGCAGGAGTTCTGTGGGATGGTCTATATGGACCGTAGGAATTTCAGTGTGGAGAAATTCGCGTTGTTTGTTGGTGCCGGGGCTAACGGGAAGAGTGTTATTTTCGAGGTGTTGAAACGGGTCATAGGTCCGGATAATGTGTCGACGCTGGACTGTGCGCAGCTTACGAAGGAGAACATGATTCCCTATGCGAGCGGGAAGCGCCTTAATTTCTCTCCCGACGTGCGGAAGTCTGCTGAGTTCGATTCGGCGCTGAAGGCCCTTGCCAGCGGACAGGACGTCACGGGAAGGAAGATTTACGGCGAAGCGGAGAAGATCAAGTGCCCTCCGCTGATCTTCGCCCTCAATGAGATGCCCCGTTTCCGCGATACGACCCAGGCGTTCTTCCGTCGTATCCTCCTTTTCTCCTTCGACATCCAGATACCGCCGAAGAACCAGGACCGTGGATTGGTCGGAAAGATATGTGCCTCTGATATGCCCGGAATTTTTAACTGGATGATGGAGGGGAGGGACCGGTTGATGGCCAATGGCGGTGAGTTCACCCGCAGCAAGAGGATGGATTTGGACCTTGAGAAGTTGAAGAACGATGTGAGCGCCGTGACTTACCCGGTGAGGAACTACCTCATGGGGCGCGGACTTGACGTGTATCCGGCCTACGACGGTCAGGCATATACGCCCATATCGCAGAACGAGATTCATTCGGCGCTGCGCGGGATAGTGTCCCGTAACGCCATTACGCGCGAAATGCGGGATTTCGGCGTTTTCGTGCATCGGAGTAAGGAAATGTATTACCATGTTTTTGAAAAGGGATAACGGTATGGACCGGGGAGAACTTAAAATGATGTCCGATGAGGACCTTGAGCGGCTGTGGCTGCGTTATCGGGATGATCTTTTCGAGATTCGTCATGAGATGGACCGGCGGAAGGATGAACCGAAACCCGATGCCGGGGTTGATTTTACGCAATATGTAACGAAATAGGGAGATGAAAGTAACGAAATCAGGTAAGGCGAAGCTCGAAAAGGGCGAAATTCGAGTGGGCAATTTCTTCATCAAGGAAGAGGAGTCCCATATCAAGGTGCAGGATCTCAATTCGGTGTTTTCTCACCGGGTCGACAAACGGATGCCTATCGGTATCTGGCTGTCCAACATGCTGTCGCTCGGAGACGGCGGAATGACGTCCATCAAGACTTATATCGCCGCGATGTGGTCCATTTTCTCGGTCGTGCCGGATAATGAGTTCGTCGCCGACGTGTTGAAAACGGCGCATTCCTGCCTTGACAGACATAAGGACTGGTATAATGTCCGCGAGAGGACCGAGAAAGATGACGAGAAGGCCATTGATGAGGTACGCGGCATGACCGAGTTCGAGGAAGCGGTGAAGGCCGAGGCCCGGAAGGAGGATTAGACCTCTACGATTTCCTTCCCGAGAAGCGACAGCATCATTTTCTTTTTGAGGACGTATTCTTTCGTCCTCATTCCCTTGCTGTCCTCGATGATTTCCCTGCCGTCTCTGAGATAGACGAAATCCGCCGTGTATTTAACCGCCCGCTGGATGCATCGGCTTACCGTCTTGTCTTTCGTCTTCAGGTGGACTATTTCTTCCCGGTAGATGGGTGGCAGGAGTTCGAATGGAACTTGCCGTCGTAGGTCTGAGATTTCGCCGCGTTCCAGGAGTGCTTTCAATTCGAGGTAGCGCAGCATTTCCTTGCGCGAATCGAAGGTTATCCCGTCCGCTTCGGACTTCTTCGCATGGTATTTATTGAATCGGCTGCGCATCCTTTATCCGTTTGGGTAAACCGGTACGGCGAGACAGACGCACCTGGGGTGGTATGGGATCACGATTTCATCCAGTGGCCATATCCTTTCCGTCATGCTGTCGCAGTACGGGCAGTGAAAGGATGAGTTCCTGACGGTCCGGTATCCTATTGCCCCGTCTTCCTTGAACTGCTGTATCTGGGCGTACTGGAACATTGTGTTGATGATTCCCTGGCTGATTACAGCCATCTGTTCGAGCGGGTTTCTCGAATAGCCTTTCCCCCAATGGAAATCTCCGAAATAGTGCTCTTTCCACAGCGCCGATGCCGACGGGTTGTTGATGTACTTGAACAGGTTCGTCCGTGTTTCTGTCTTGGTCAGGTTTGACGCGAAGGAAATGACGATCCATGCCTCTATGATCTCTTTCAGATGGCTTGACTGCATGTCGAAGCGGTAGACGGGCGTTTCCCCTCCTACCTCCTGCTGCGCGAATTCCTTTGATTCCGCATAGAATTCGATCAGCTCCATCGTCCTCAGAAGGTCCTTGGACCGTTTGAGGGCATCTTCCAGGTTATTGTCTGAGAGGTTTTGGAGTATTTGGTCCACTTCAACGTCCAACTCCGGGTAGTCCTCGAACCGGAATCCGGCGGAGCGGAATCGCCATACTGCCGAAAGGATGTCGTCGACTGCTTTTTCAACTCGTTTGCGGACGTCTTTCTTGGCATCGGCCATCTGGGATGTGAGTGTCATGACTATTGTCTGTTACGGCTTTCGTTTACCGGGTTGGATTTAGTCGTCTGGGTGGTTGTCTGCTCGGCCACCAGTTCGTCATGGGCTTCCTGGAGTATCCGTCCCCATTCGCTTGCTGTTCCGTAGCCGGAGTTGTAGGCTATTTCGGTAGCGGTCCGCTTCGAGAGGACTCCGGCTGCTGTCAGTTGGACGAGCGCGTTGACCACTTCCGTCTCCGACATGAAGATGAACGGTTCGAGGTAGGGCTTTACCTTGAATTCATTGAATAGTGAGCTTTCTCCGCTTGCGATTCCGTATGCGTGTTTGAACATCATCACGATCCGATCGAGGAACAGTTGGTATTCCTGCGAATCTTCGAGCGCCTTGAGATAGGAATCTGCGAAGAGCATCTTCACGGTGAGCGACGACATGTCCGCTCCCGACTTGATTTCCGGTGCTTCGACGGTGAATGAGCAGCGCATGATGTTCTTGTGGAGGATTTCGAGTTGTTTTGCGAATGCTCCGTCTCCGCCTGTGGCGTTTTCGAGGAATCCGACTTTCGCGTCCGGGCTGCTGGAGTCGATGCGGGTTGGAGTCCCGTCCGGGCTCGATATCATCTCGAAGTCTGCGCCGAGCGTATAGAGTATTCTCAGTCCGTAGGAGAGGTTGTTTTCCGAGAACTGCGAGATCCCCATCTCATAGTTTTCGATGAGCGACTGTGACGCGCTCCATACCGGTCCGGTATCCCTGCGGTGGTAAGCTACCGGGCAGAACGGGAATCCGTGTCTGACGGGACCGTATTCGACAGTCCATTCCTCTTTGTCGCGTTCCTTTCGGTAGGTGATGAATTCCTCCCCGTCAATGACGTCGAGGTATTCGGTTTCCATCCCGTCGTTATCGTCGTCATGGTAGAGCCGACCGAACAGCGACAGTTCTCCGGTCATCGGGTGGTAGTGCGGGTAAAGCACGTCCCCGTCCTTGAACGAGAATGTGCGCCAGCCGACGTTATTTTCCGAGATGAAGACGTAGACGGCGCAGTCCCCGGTGATGAAATCGGAGTCGATGCAGCGGTCCACGGCTATTTCCATGTTGCTTTCCTCCCATCCGTCGCGGAAACGTGCGAGCTTGTCCTCTCCGCCCGAATTCGCCCTGCTGGATATGAGCCGCATCCCGACGTTGTTGCCGATGAGCGCCGTCTTTCGTTTCGTCTTTATCATCTCCTGGTACGCGACCGCGATTCGCGTGTGCACCTTCGCCTGTATCTTCCCGTTGCTGTCGTAGAACAGGTTGTTGGGGTAATACTTGATGGAGTTGATCGAATGCGAGTTAACGTTGAATTCCCGCATGAAATCAGCCTGTGTGACGGTCTTGTACTTGAGGTTGTTAACCGGAAGCACAGTCACTGGGTCTCCCGGGCGCGTGAATCCCATGAATTGGTCGGGTATTGGGATGCGGAAATTCTCTTTCCTCAGTATCTTCTCCGGTGGCATTGACGCGATTGTCGGTATAGTTCTCATATCCAATCAGTTATTATCCAAAGTAACTCCAGTTTCCACGGCGCGATTTCGCCGCCTTTATTGCATTGTCCGCCCTGTCGACGGCGTATATCAGTGCTTCGATAAAGTCCGGCGAGTGCCCGACGATATTTTTCATGTCTACTTTCTTTATGAGGGTTCTCGGCGTCTCCGTATCCCTCCATTTCAGCGCGAGCCTTTCCCGCATGAGCCTTTCTTCGACGGAGAATTGCAGTCTTTTCTCCGAGAATAGCGTCCTGGCGACGGATTCGTCTATGGAGATTTGCCCGTTCTGGAACTTGTCGATGAGGATTCCTGCGCATTCGGACTTCCGTGTGGTGTAGGTTGTCTTGTCTTTCGCCGGAGCCTTATTGTCGAAGGCGAAGCAGTGTCTCATCTCCTCTGACTGCTTGATCCAGTTCCCGATTCCGTTCACGTCGAATGCGAAGTTTTCATCCGGGATGTTGTTCCTTTTCATGAAGGTGCGTATCCTCGGTATCACTTCTTCGGACGTCAGCCATCTTGCCGCTTCGACGTCGATGATGTGCCATCCGTCCATGGCCCACATGACGAACCAGTCGTCTCGCAGTGCGATATCGCCTCCGCCGACCCTGACTCCCGTTATCTGCGGGCTGTTGTTGAAGAACCGGTCCATGTCTGAGGCTGTAATGAGTGCGCCGGTATCATCCACGTCGCGCCATACGCCACGGATGTCGTTGATGGTGGACTGTGAGCCGCCGGACGAAATCCTGTTCATGTATTTCGGGTCTGACACGTGCAGGATTTTGTTCTCCGAGAAGTCCCCGTCGATGAAGGTTACTGACGTGATGTAGTCCTTGTAGTATTTCTGCGGTTCATCGGTCAGAGACGCGATCTTCGCGTGCGCATTCGGGTGTTTGAACACCTCTTCCGGGGTATTGCCCCACGCGATTTCGGTTATATCCTCCCCATATCGGCAGAAATACCTGATTTTGCCGGACCTTTTCGGGATTGCCTCGTCGGTCTCCGGGTCAATCCACCAGTCTAGGAAATGCCGCAGTGCATTCGATTTCCCGACCGGGTTGCAGGTGCAGATGAACCGTGAGGGAACACCGGCTGTCGAACGGTTCGAGCCCATGAGGTCGAAGATCACGTTGAGGTTGTCGCGCGTGAATTCAGCAAGTTCCTCGATGACGATGTACGGCATTTCCGCTCCACGGAAACGGTCCTTCACCTGTTTAAGGTCCGCGAGGTGTTCCATTTTCATGGTTGCGCCGTTCCCCCCGAAGAATTTTGCTTCGAAAGATGTATCTGCGAATGATGCGAATCCACGGAACAGCGGTTTGCATGACTTCCAGATACCGCGCTTGACGTCGGCTTCGAATCGTCTGAAACCGTACATGTTCACGTCGGGGTTGTCTGCGTAATAGAACGCTCCGATCAGTGACACGGCGGATTTCCCGCTTCCACGGCTTCCTCCGCAGATAACGATGTCCGCTTCGCTCGTCAGGACCTTCTCCTGGAACCCTTCCTGCGGGATGATATTGTAAAGGCGTTTGCCCCGTTTTTTCAGTTCGATGTTCTCTTGCCGAATCTTCTGGGCAAACTCATTGGTATATACATCAACTCCATATTCAGCGAACACGGGGTCGAGGCAATTCCGTTCGTCTATAACCAATTCTTCCATATTTCAGTACAAATATGTTCTCAGTTTTTGATTTTTTGTGAATTTTAATTCACATAAATTCACTGACGGGGATTATATTTGCGTGTGTATGGACGAAAGGGAGACAAATAGGGGAGTGCAGATTTGCTGCCCCCTTTGTGGGAAGCCGTTCCCGGTTCGGGTGCAGAGCCTGTCTGGAGCGCTTCACCTCTCGGTCCGTTGTCCGCACTGCAAGCGGGTGAGCGAAATGAAGTTGCAGGACATACAGTAGCGCCGTGAGCGCATTTTGAGGCTAAGCCAGAGTCCATTGAGGACCGATATAGGCCCGGAGAAGAAGTCCCGCTGGGGGTTTCTGCTTCGGGCTTTTTGTATAACCAAAGTTCAAGTTGTAATGAAAGAAAAGATCGCAAGTGCGCTCAGAACTAAGTATCAGCGCTTCGGGCTGAGCAATGAGGCTGTTGACCGGATTGCCTCTGCGAAAGAAAAGACCGTCAAAGAAGGCGATGACATTGATTTGGTGATTGCTGACGCCGAGACAATGGAACTTATCGCAAATGAACTCCAGAAGTCGGCTGATGCGGAGCGTCGCAATCGCTCCACCCTTCAGAAGTCGTTCGACGAGTACAAGAAGCTCCATCCGGAGGTTGTTAAGACTGATCCGAAACCCGAAGACGAGGAGCCAGAATGGGCCAAGAAGCTCCGGGAGCAGAACGAGGCGCTTGTCGCCCGTCTGGACCAGGCTGACAAGGCGAAGAAGGACGAGGCTGTCTTTGCTTCCGTGAAGAAGAAGCTGGAAGAAGCCGGATGCTCTAATCCCGGAATCCTTTCCCTCACGATGCGCGGGTTCGCCATCGGCGAGAACGAGAGCGAGGATGAGGCTGTGGCGCGTGTCACGAGCGAATACAACGCCAACATCAAGGCGACGTTCGGTGACGGCCCCGTTCCCCCTGCCGGGAGCAAGAGGGCGTTTTCCGGTGATCCGAAGGCCGCTGCTGAGTCCAAGAACGAATTCCTCCGCGAAAGGGGTCTTATCCCGAACACAACCAAGTAAACCCTAAAAAAGATGAAAAGTTCCTTTAATGCTTTTGGGACCGTCGCTTCCGATTACGGTAAGAGTCGTGTTCCCGTTTGGCTCGGCACGGTGACTCCCGTTCCGGTCGGCGGCACTCTGGACGATGATTATCTCATTGCTGGGGCGCTCTATCCTGCGGGTACTCCCGTGAAACTTGAGAACAAGAAGATTACTCCTCTCGTCTCTTTCGTCGTGACGGCATTTGCTGCCGATGCTTCCGGTAACGATACGATTACCGTGAAACCGTTCGCAGGTGGAATCCTCCCTTCGGTTGGCGATTTCATCCAGAAGGTCGGCGCCACGTTTGCCGCTACCGGCAAGGCTGCCGCTGTCGTTTCCGTCGAGGAGAATGCGACGACTCCCGGCACGTATGATATCGCTGTTGCGCATTCTGCGACGGTCGATACCCCTTCTGCCGGAGACGTCATCACGTTCTCTTCCGCAACTGCCGCCGGCACTGGTAAGTCGATTGCCGCTGTCGCCAATGGCTATCTCTACAATGACATCTATCTCGGAAATATCGACGTTTCCGCCGATGCTGCTGCTACCGGTGCTGTCGTTATGTACCACGCGGAAGGTCTTCTGATTGACCTGACTCCCGCTGCCGAGGTCAAGGCCCAGATGGCTGCTGCCGTCCCTCATGTCTTGCAGGTCTCTGTTTAATCATTAAAGAAAGGAGAAAACACTATGGACGCATATAGCATTCAGTTCTACGACCTTCTTTCCCGTGCATTGGGAGAGGGCGAGAGCCTTCAGTCCTTCATGGACAATACGATGGCTCTCAAATACAATACGCTCCAGCTTGACGGTTTCTCTTTCGAGACCTTCATGCAGACCGATTTCGGTTATGAGCAGATTGTAAGCGACCTGGCCATCAATCCGGTTGCCCAATACTATGACCTTGATTCTCCGGCTATTCCTGACGGGCCTGACCAGTTCAAGTCCTACACCGGCAAGATTCCGCGTATGAAGAAGGTCGAATACTTCAACGAAGACAAGCTCCGCAAGATGCGCCTTCTGGAAGACCGCCGCAGTTACTCTGCCGAGGACGTCGCCCGGGTCGCGTATGAGCAGCTGTTCATCACCATCGACAAACTCGTCGGCGGTCACACCAACGCGCTGACCTATCAGCGTCACCAGGCTGTTTCCACCGGTAAGTTCACGATCTCTGCGGCCAACAACCCGAAGGGCGTCAACGGTATCACCCTTGACTACCACGTCCCCGCTGCCAACAAGACTACGCTTACCTCTACCGCTCGGTGGTGGACATCTACGACTCATACACAGGCCAATGAGGGCTCCGCTGCTAATCCCGTTAAGGACCTTGCCGAGGTGGTTGCGAAAGCCCGCTTCGCTGGTATCCGTGGACATTTCGAGGTTGAGATTGACTTCCTGAAGGAAGTTCTCGGTCACAGCGCCGTCCTTTCGGTTATCGGTATCGCCACTCTTCCCGCTGCTGCCGCTACTGCTCAGTCTGCTTATGCGAGCGTCATGGGTTATGATGCGAAGAAGGCCGCTCTTGAGCAGCTTATCGGAGCGCCCATCAAGGCCATCGACTCCCTCGTTCCCATCGAGAGCATCGACAAGACGAACAAGACCATGGCCCGTGCGAATGTCAACGCATTCGAGAAAGACGTGTTCGTGTTCGTTCCGGACGGAGAGATCGGTACGGTGAAGACCGTTGAGCCTATCGCTATCGAAGGTGGCCAGTACGCTTCCTTCTACGGCGGGAAACTGCTTGTTACCGTTGGCGTCGACTACGTGAAGAAGTGCCAGTCCTACAACTCGGAAATGACTTCTCTCGTTATCCCGAACGTCCCGCAGTACATGTGGTATCTCTACCCGACGGCCTAATGATAACCAACTGACGAAAGAGAGGATATGGCAGACATTTCAGCAAACATGACGGTAGCCGCTTGGCTGAGGGCCCGTGCGGAAGTCTATCTTGACTTTTCCGATTCGTTCCTGTATTCGGTCATGCTGGGACGCGGCATTACTGATGACGAGACCCTTGTGATTGACGCATCGGAGCGTCAACGGGATTTGATGCTTGCGGACGTGCTGTGGAGTGCTGCCACATCCTCCCAGAAGTCAGGTACGCAAGGTGAAACCGATGGCGGTTGGACGCATTACGTTGCGTTGAAGAACGTTGTCGATCGTGACGGACTCAAGGCCATGGCGAAGGATCTCTATGACAAATGGGGCATAAAGCCTCCGAACCAGGCGAAGATATCCATGAAGTCGCTCTACTGATGATGTATTACGGTTCATACGATAATCGGCGTTTCCCTCATTGCTTGCGGGCGCTTCGCCCGGAGGTGGATGAATACGGGATGCCGGTCTATGATGAGAACGGAGAACCCGCTTACAGCGTTATCCCGCTGGAAGTATGCGAGATGAACAGCGAAGGTTATCCCATCCGGGATTCATCCGGGAAGTTCATCACGCGGACGGTCCAGAAGATATGCTGGGGGTACAGGACCAGTACGGGCGGCATCAAGGATAGCGGTCAGATGTTCGAGACATCATTCAAGATCGCGTGTCCGAAGTTCATAACGGATTTACCGCAAGGGACTCTTTTGGAGTTGAAGGACGATACGCATACCTGGAGGGCCATAGTGCAGAAATGCACCTCCTATCAATGGGGGTCTGACATCTGGTATGAAATCCCGGGAGACAATGAACAAGTACAGTGAATCGAATAAACAGGCGATAATTCGCGGATTATCCCGCTTGCGCAGGGACGCAGATGAGGTCATGCGTATAGGGATGCGCGAATACCTCGAAGCCGCATTGGATTATTTGATATCTGTTCACAAGGACGGGATGCTTCATACGGAAGAGAGTGATACGCTCGGATGTGCAATCGTGCATAACGGCCAACTGATTGAGGCGTGGGGGCAGGACCGTGGGGCGAGTGCTCCCGATAACAGCGCAACGGAAATGTTGAAGCAGAAGGCCATGTCTGTGCCAAAGGAAGGATGGGTCGGGATAGTATTATCCGGCATGCATGGATGGTATAGCGTTGATCTCGAACTGGACTACCTTAACCAGACCATCGATTGGAGTAAGGGTACTTTCATGAATTATTTCAAACCACTTTAGATATGAACGATTTTGACATAACTGATATTGAAGACGCCGTGTGTTCGACGATCCGCGCGATTGGCGTTTCACCGAACGTCTTCACGAACAGGCCGAAATCGTCCAAGTTGAATTTATCGGATTTTGTTGTCGTGAGGGTGACAGGCGGTGTTAGTGACAAGTTTTCAATCGGACAGTGCCGCGTCGCAATTCACTTTTTCGCCAAGAATGTCGATAATTTCAAGAATGGCAAGAAGTTATCCGTGATGTATAAACGCTTCATCGACGCCTTCCCCCCAACCATCGGCCGATATCTGTTTGACCTTGCTGATGTACGTCTTATCGGTGACACCGATGATGGTACAGGTTATCATATTAGAATCATTCAGTTAAACAAAGTAATTATAAAAGTACAATAACATGGCACAAACTCAAGTTCTTACCCATGCTTTGCTGTCTGATCTTCATAAGGGGATTTCTCAGACCGCGCTGTTGCCTATCGCTGATGGGCAGGGCACTCTGAATGCTGCTGATTTCTCTGCCGCCGACCTTATTTACAGTATCAAGGACAGCTTCACGGTCGAATGGTCCGATCCGACGGTTGACGAAATCCTTGTTGACCAGAACGATGAGGTCATCGACACCAACATGAGCGATGAGGGGCAGGTTACCATTTCTGCCAACTATCCTTCCCAGGCTACTGCGGCTTTGGGTTACTTCTTCACCCAGGCGAAGACGCTTTCCGGCGTTGTCGGTCCGGCTGTCGGTTCGGATTCCATCACCTATTCCGGTGCGAGCTACTTCAAGAAGCCTAAGACCATCGAGTGCTCTCTGATGTCGACTTCCGCTTCCCGGCAGTCCAGCATCATCTTCGCCCGCGTGCAGATCACTGCCCGCTTGCAGCGAGACAGCGATACCGGACTGTGGTATATCGCCCTTACCGGAACGATGCTGACGAACCTGAAAGACGGAGAGGGTGACTTCGCCGTCCTGAAGGCTCCGAACGTTTAATCTGAAAACCTACAACCCGATTTTGGGGCGGGGTGTGTAGCCCCGTCCCTTTTTTATTTATGAAAACACCCGGCATTGAAGCGAAAACAGAGTATTGGAGCCATGAATCCAATTCTCCGTCCGTCGTTGTCATCCCCGGAACGAAAAAGAAGCTCATGATGCGTGAGATTCATCCCGGGACGATGAAATGGCTGACGAAACTATGGATAGAGAGGGAAATCGCTTCCGCGAATATATCGAAAGGTTCCGAGGTCTTGAAAGACATGTGCAAGGAACCGTATTTCGCATTTAAGGAGGCGGCGATTCTCTACTTGAACAACGACTTGAAGTTGAGGTTCTTATATCCGCTCTTATGGAGACGATGGGCAAGGAAATACACCGAATCGCAGATGCTACCTATAATCACCGAAGGTAAAAAAAAACTTCCGCTTTGGGCACATTACAGGATTATGGCATACTCGACGGATATGAGGACGGATATGATGAAGATGACAAAGAAAGAAGCAAAGCAGTACCAAGCCGAACTTCTCTCGGATGTGAAGCAGCATTCATCAAAGACTTCCCGTCATACGGAATCCCGAGACGGCGTTTCTTCCGATGGGAGCCCAATTTCGGATACAACTGGATTCTGACACTTCCACAGATAGAGATTATGCAGTCGGATTTGCCGCATGTCCTATACATGAAACCCAAATCCAAGGCGTCTTCTGGTCCGCTGTCGAATTCGGACCTCAATACGACCCCCGATGATGAGGTTATCCGTTTGCAGGAAGAAGCCAATCGCCGTTCCGAGGAGCGCAGGAAAGCGATGTCCGGCGAAAATAGCGCAACAACGTTAGACGAACTATTCAACACATAGAGATATGGCAGATGCGATTGAGTCACTGAATTTTGAGGTTATCCTTGATGATAAGAAATTTGACGAGCAGATTGAGAAAATAAAGCAAAAAGCGAACGATCTGAATACGTCTCTTTCCAATATCCTCGAAATACATAGCAAGCTGGGCACCAAACAGATAATCAGCACAAAGGGTGTCGAGAACGCCAAGGAACTTGTCCCTATCCTGAAGGAAATCCGAGAGAACATGGATAAACTCCCGAACGGGGTGAAGGTATTTAACAAGGAACTCGAAAACACTGGAAAGACGGTAGAGAGGACGCGCGACCTGATGTCTGATTTCTCGCGTCTTACCGGAATCGCCTTTGGCGTTGTTGGTGCGCGTAATTTCCTTGGCAGCATGGTGCGTGTTACCGGAGAATTCGAGGTGCAGAAAATGGCACTTCGCTCCATGTTGCAGGATCAGGAGAAGGCGGATGCTATATTCAGTGAATTGCGGAAGAATGCGCTGGAATCGCCGTACACGTTCCAGGACTTGTCGAAATACGCCAAGCAGTTGGCTGCATTCAATATTGACGCAGACCAACTTGTCGAAACGGAGAAG